ATGTCAATAAAACTATTAGATGAATTCTTAAAAAAACACAATAAAACGAGGTATCAGTTAAGCAAACTGACTGGTATCTCGCAAAACACATTGAACGATTACAATAAAAAAGAGTTAAACAAGTATTCTGTTTCATTCTTGCGCGCACTCTCAATGTGTGCAGGAATATCTACATTTGATGTTTTCAACGAACTAGAAGAATTAGAAAAAAACTATGATGATCTCGCAGGATTTAAGCACTTGTTAGATAAGTATAAGTTGTCATTTTCAGCGCAAGAATTCGAATTATACTGCTTAATCAAAGAGTTTGAATCTGCGAACATTGAAGTGCTCCCTTTTACATTTAATAGATTCGAAAATGAAACGCATGTAGATATAGAAAAAGATGTTCGAAAAGCACTGGAAAATGCTATCACTGTGTTAAAAGAGAAGAAAAACGAATTGATATAACAAATGCGCTAAGCTTATGTTTAGCGTGTTTTTTTTGCATAAAAAAAGCCCTAACGGCAAGGTTAGGGGATAATTAAGATTTTATTATTACTTCTTTGAGCCTATTATATCGAATAAACATATCATACTCATTAAGTTGACTCGTTTCAGGTGTATGTAAAACATACTCGAAACCATTTCTCGAATAAAAATCAACATATTCATATAAAGCTGATACTTTTAATGCTGAAAACCCTATTCTTTCTTTAATATCACAAATTAACACTTCAAACACTTGTTTTAATAACTGTGTCCCATATCTATATTCATTGTTTCTTTGATATTCTTTATTCAATGCAATATATGCTAAATGAATAACAGGATAGGTTTGATTCCCTCCATCAGCAAACATAGTATTACTATCAAAACCCGGTGTATGCCGGACAAATTTATCGTTTCTTCTTGTAAACTCGATTACTCCAGCGTTTAATGTGTAAAAACCAAGTATCCTTTTTTCTTTATTATCATAAACTATGGTAGTATTAGCTAAATTAGAGAGGTTTAATTCGCGTGATTCTTTATATAAAAAATTATTAATGGAAGGGTTATGACAATCAAACGTTTCTTTATTTAAATCACCAACATATTCAACAACAGAAAATGTTGAAACATCGAATTCTTTATCTCTTGTCATTAGTAATGTTCATCTTTGGAATTTGTGCAAAATTCTCTCTTATACTAGCAATTGCTTTTCTTTCCGAAATATTATTAATAGTAGGATTGAACTTTTCGCCTAATAATTTTTGACCCTTAGCATCATCAACCATGATTGTTGTTTTAAACTGAACGCCTACCATTTTCATCCCTCCAAGTTTTAAGTCCTTACAATATATACTATACACATTTAGCTTAAAAGTAAACATTTTTTTAAATTCAAATCATCTTAAACAGCTTTTAAATGCTTTTATACGTGCTTAACAGCGCTTAACAGCTACAAAATGATGTCATATTCATTTTAGCTTATTTATTAGCTTTTAAAGTATCGCAAAAGTATCCTTAAATAAAAAAACCCCCGCAAGAAGCGAGGGCAACAAACTAAATCTTTTTAACAAACTTCGTGTTAGCAGTGAGATAGTAACCGCTCTTCGTCTTCAAGCGAGGTGTACAGCCTTTCGTTTTCCCCATCCCCGAAATCGTGAAGATAGTGCCAGCCGGATATGTGCCACCGGTTTTATGCTTCTCAGTAAAGTCTACTGAATTGTATAGATCACACTGTACTAGTGTTTTAACTTTTCGCGGATTTTCTGTGTAGTAAACGTTCTTATTTGAGCTTGTAGAAGTCGCAGGTTTGCTTGCACTTGTCGATGGGGCTTTTTCACCGCCAGCAGCATCATATAATTCAAAATGCGGATAATCTTTAAAAGACTTCCAATCTCCGCCCCACTCAAATCCTTCTGCTTTCATAGCTGATACAACTGTTTTCCAGCGCGAAGTTGTCGACTCCCAAATAACATTTTTTCCGTCGCTTGTGTATAAACACAAGTCTACCGCTACACCGTAATTATGATTAGATTGTCCACCTTTCGCATTTGTGACAACTGCGCCAGGTTTTGTTCTGCCTTGTGCGTACAGTGCATTTTGTTCTGCTGACGAGCGATAACCTTGCGCAACACACAAATAGATTCCTTTTTTCGCCATTTTTTTAATTACATTTCGGGTTTTATCTGCTACAGATTTATTCATTCCAGAAACGTTTAATTTACGATTTGCTTTTTCGATTAACCATGCCTCTGTTAATGCCATTACTTATCATCCTTTCTTGGTTCTGAATAATTCATTACTTTTAAACTATCGGAGAATTTACTAGTCGTTGGGTCCATCAAAATCCCGATAACAGCTACTACTGTTGTAACAATCGCCATTGGGCTATTTAGGAACCTTACAAACGAAAGCCACAAAGCAGACCAGTTATCTAAATCAGATATAGAAAAACCTCCCGCTGTCCATGCGACGCCAAGAACTGTAATAAGTGTTGCTACAACAGTTCGCCAGTTTTTCAATCGTACCTTCCAGTTAATTTTCATCATTTCACCTCCTTTTCATTTTTTTCAGTAACATACTTCCAAATCGCTTTATCTTCCCGTTTCAATAAAGCAATCTCTTTATCATGATCGTTTTGCTTTTCTCGTAAACTCATACGATCTTTCTTGCTTTCGGACATTTCTTCTCTTAGACTTTTTAAAGTGATATCCAGAGAATCAATCATATTTCTTAAAGGCGCGACTAATGCCCACCTAATAACAAAACCTACGATTGCCGCTATTAAACTAATTAAAGCTATTAGCTCCCCCACACTCATCCCTGCTATCGAAATACTCCCAAGTACCAATTTTCATCATCTCCTCATTGTCACTCCATAAAAAATAAGCCTTGCTGGCTTTAATCTAAAACATAAAATAATTGATTTAACGCAAAATAAGTAACGCTAGTGTCGACAGGCATAAAACTCATTGCATTGGCGGAAGACGCATGTACTCGACCACCAGTCGATTTGCTCGTTGGCGCGTAAGCCATCGCCGTTCTTGTTGTCTGTATCTCAAGAGGCACAGAAGCAAAAGCGTTAGCTGATGCCCATGCGGTTGATTTTTGAACTTGACCACGGAAAAACACAATTCTAATTCCAAAAATGCATAAAATCATATATTGAGGTGTATTAAATTCGGCTGTAGAATATCCTGCGTTAAGCGGTAAATCTTTCCAGCTTGTTTTATAAAACGAATCTGCATTTACAGATAAAGTTGTTTGTCCCTCCTTAGAGAAATCTAACGAATCACCGCGTAGCATTGCCTCTTTTAGTTCTCCGGAAACATTATGATCCATCAGTTGCTGTGCTACTTTCACGCCACCGAGTGTTGTAACATCACTTTTTAAAATAGTAGAGCCGGCACCAGTTGGCAGTACTGTAGCAGCATTAAATCCATCGTCGTTCATCGTGACTGTCCCAGTAAACAAATTTCCTTCTTCATCACGATAATTAATATTGTGAATAAATTCAGCACCTGTGATACTCCCACTCTCTACATCACCTAATTTCGCAGTAATCGCTGATAACTCCCCGACTTTTAAAGCGTTATAATCCAGAGGTATTTCTTTCCAAATTATCCCATCCCACTTAAAAACACCTGTTATAGTATTTTCAATCTCATCTATCTTGAACCATGTATCGTTTATCTTTGGAATAGCTGGCGGTAGCTCACCATAAAAAGGTTTATTGTTATCACCAGCTTTCATTAACGCGTCATTAGCTGTATCTATTGCTGTGACAGCGGAATCTTTAGCATCATTTGCTACTTGTTTTGCATCTGTTGCATTTGTATTCGCATCATTTGCTACACTTTCGGCACTACTAGCGATTTGCTGTGCTGTTTCAGCCTTATTACTTGCGATTGACGCAACTTTATTAGCATTTGTTGATACTTTCGCGTTTTCCCTCAATTGATTTATAATCGCAGGTGTAGCCGAATTAATATCAATAAAATCACCAACTACACAAGTGCTTTTTGACATATCGCTATAACAAATATTTAACTCAATAACCCTTGCTTGTACTGTAATTGGAGGACTCATTTCTAAATCTACAATTCTTACAAAACTGCCTTTTCTTATTCGATGTGCTTCAAAACCATAGACTTGTTCTAACATTAAAATATTTGCTTCATATTGATATGATGGCGATGATAACTTTCTAAGTTCTAAAGTACCCCATTGTTTCAACGCTGCCGCATTTGTTATATTTTCATTTACAATCTTAGTCATTAAGTAACCTGTGCCGCTTGGGTTGTATTGCTCATTTGCTTCATCATTATAGATGTAATTCAATCCTCCATTAACAGAAGAAATGTTTAATTGTGTCCCATCAGCTTGCGTTGCGCCAAGAGGTATAAGAGCAGTCTTAATGTTCGTAAATAATACTTTCCTCGTTATTCCTTTAATGCCTGTGCCGCTCTCAATTCGAACACCTTCATTATCCCCAAACTGTTTCGCGACTTTACAATAATAGCCAACTATCCTCCCTTGAAATGTTTTTACATAAAACTTAACTTCGCAATCAAAAGCAGTACAAATTTGATGTAGGGCTTCTTGAGCTGTTATATATCCTGAGAACTCCAAATTTGCAACTGCCCCTACATTTTCTGTATCTTGAGGAATCCATCCACTCCCGCCAAGCACATATGTTAAAGCGGGACCAATAGTAATATTGGAAAAAGCGCGATCTGTCACAATTACATTATTCAAATCAAAGATAAAAACATTTTCGCAAAAGATTCTTTTTTGAGGTTTCGAACTATTGTCATCTCTGATGTCTTGCACTTCAATAATTTTGAATAACAATGAATCATCGTCTAAGTCTTGAAGCATTACATAATTTCCACCTGTTAAATATTTTGAACTTTCGTCATCTGTCGAAACAGAAAACTCATAAGTTGAATCAAAATCTATAACTTTCTCGGTGTGTGAATCATTAAAATAATGAGTTCCATTTGTTGAATCAACGGATATAGATTTTACAATTTCTTTATTTTCATCTAATATCAATAACATTTAAACACTCCTTTAAAAAGTTCTTGGCCTAACATATACTGTCCAATCTGCCGCTTCAAACGGAGATACATTTAATACTTCTGTTGTACCGCCAAATAACTTAAAAAAATGACTTCCTATTGCTAGATTCTGCATAAAAGGAATGCCATTTTTATAAATTGTTTCTGTTTCAAAATCAAACATTAATTCGTCAGATGCATGCGCTATAACTTGCGGAGCGGTATTTGCAACAATATTTAATTTTTCAACAAGTGTATCTGTGAAAAACAAATCGCGGTTAGGGTCATGTGTGCCTGACGCCGCAGCGTATATATTTAATTGAGCTATTTTTTTTGTGTATTTATTAGCGGTATCTACAAATACCTTTTTCTTCGTCCAGACAGGCTTTATATTACTATCTAGTTTGATAATTTCAGCGGTAAATTGATTCCCTATTTTAGTTAAAATAAAGTAACCATAAAAATCTCTGTATTCATTATATGCACCTGTTTGTACCTTCTCTGTCACTGTTTTATATTTTCCGTTAACTTTTTTTCTAGTTGATACTGTTTTGTATGTTTTAGTAACTTTCCCTGCCTCATTAAACAAATCTTTTTCAGGATAATTAGCAACATTTTGATCGCCAATAGATATTTTAACAATATTGACTTCGGTATTTGCGGCATTATCTTTTATTTGAAACGTTGCAATTTTTGCTCCTTTTTCATCAACAAGATACACTTCTAATTTACCTTGTTGTTTTTGTGCCGACGCTATGTTTTGAAGGCGCATTCTTACACGCCAGTTATCCTGCGCTTGGGGAAGAACTACTTTACTCATTGGTCCATGCCACTGTGCTCCAACACCATAATCAGATGCTCGAAATACATTTGCGGTTGAAGTGAAACTCCCATCAATAATCCCGTTATTTGCGTCTAATTGAAATGTCAAATCTGACTGTTGCATAGGCGTCCATGTAGCTAATACATTCATTGGATCGTTTAAAATTATTTCCGATGGTTTAACAGGAGTTTCTCCAGAATCTGGATCAACTCCTTCGCCAATGTATAAGTAATCCTCTTTATTCGATACAGCTATATAAGTGACATCCTGTTTTATAACTGCTCCAATTACAGGACTGGTAGGTTGTGAACCGCGAACTGGTAATTTGTTACTTTCACTAGTTAGCTCAAATTCTTCTTGTTCATAATAAACATACGGGTCTGAACAAACAAAATTCAGCGTTGCTCGTCCGTTATATAAAAGCCTATCTAAGTCTGTAGATCCTTCAAATCGACCATAATACGTCTTTTCAGGCGCATCATCAATTACCAAAGAGCGTTCTTCTGCATCTACCTGCATCAACCAATCAGCGACAGATGTAGCCCTCTCGCTTAATTCTTTAAGGCTATCTCCAATAATTTGTATTTCTAATTGTATCCCTCGTTGACCAACATTTGGTCCAAAATAAAAAGCGCCAATACGACCACTGACGCTTTCCGTGTTACCTTCGTTTTGTGGGAACAATGGTGGTTTAATGTCAATTATTTCCACATGCTTATCAAATGAATGAATACCTTTATATGTGAATCCTAAACTCATAAAATCACCCCTTGCGCTCGATTAGTTCTAATAATACGGTTGTTTTGAATTTCTGTTATAAAATCTACCGTTTCCTCCGCCACTATACGACCCTCTAACATTGTTTTATTAATAATTTGAATTGGTTGTACTGTAACTGGGTTTCCGCTTCCTTGCGTTGCTATAGAAGCCCCTGAGTAAGCCGTAATTTCTTTTGTGTTCGGGGTAACTGGGACTGAAATAGCAGGTGATAGACTTGTTAAATGTTTTTGCATTTTATGAGCCGCCAAATCTATAGTATTTAGATTCTTAAGCATTCCGACTCCAATTCCCGCTGGCACTTGTTCACCAACTTCATCGCTCATTAGCCGAGAAGGCGAGTGGATTTTCAGTCTTTTCTTGATTGTCGATTCAATTGTTTTAGCTAGTTGATCCGCTTGTTTCTCTAGTGGACCGTTCATTTGCTTGAACCCTTGAATAATCCCCGCTACGGTCTGTACACCAAGTTTAGAGCCAGCAGTACGATATTCTTTTGCTTTATCAAGTTCTTTCAACCAAGAAGCGTTCGCATTTGCCAAATCTTTTTTAGCTTTATCGTTCGCCGCCTTGACAGCTTTATCCATCGCCACTTTATCATTTACAGAAGCGTCTAAGCCCAGCTTGTTGGCATTAGCATGTTTTTTACTCCACTCAGCTTGATATTGTTTCAGTTGTGTATCAGACATTCCCGCAATTGCTTTAGCTTGTCCTGTTGCGCTTACACCCATATTGCGTATCTCGTCTATAAGGCCTTTACTAACACCGCGTTTTTTCATTTTATCAAGTTGAGCCATAAAATCTTTTTGTTGGGCTGTTTGTGATTTAAGATTTTTTGTTAATTCGCTACCACTTGATTTCTCTGTAACAGCAGCATCAAATAGTCCAGTCTGATTATATGCGGCTTCTTGATTTGATTTAAGAGCATCCTTATATGTCTTTTTCGCTTCATTGATAGAATCCTTAGCCGTTTTATTTATTTTAGCAACATTATCATAATATTTTTGTGTGCTACTTTTTATTGATTTATTAAGTTTAGTTTTTTGTGTATTAATTTCTTTGTTTGCTCCAGCAATATTTAATTTGATTTGTCTTGTTTGCGCTGCATTTAAGCGATATTGCTTATTAATTTGTTTTAATTTATTAATGTACGATTGTGCGCTAATTGCGCCTGTTTTATAATCTACTTGAACATTTGATATTTTATTACTTACATTTTTCGCATAGCTTGTTTTAGTACCTTTTGCATAACGAGGTACATTACTCAAAGCTTTAGCTGTTTTATCTCCTCGCAACACCTCAGTACCCCGTGGTAGATTAAGAAGAACATTACGCCCTTTTGGAACAAAGCTTTTTCCGTCAGGTGTAGTAATCATTTCTTCGTAGTTGCTTCCCTTTGCATCATTTACTAGAGCTGGTCCACCTTTATGGTTATTTGTACCAGTTGCTAACCCTTGAACGCCCGACGGTGCCTTGCCGTTCGTTTTATAAGCAATTTCTAAAACTTTTTGTTGTCTTTGAGGTATTCTTCCCCAATCCGCAATCATGTTATTAAGTAAATCTCTAACAGTATCAGCGTTAGTAAGAGCGGTAAAAGTTTTTTTGCTTACTTTTGTGCCATTGTAAGAATAAATATTATTTTTTCCTTCTTGAACCTTACTCAATAAATCCCTATTGTTCGCATAAAGATTTTTAAGATTTATTTTTTGACCATTGTACTCAACAATTACATTTTTACCTTGCTCCACTTTTGTTCTAACATCTGTATTTGTTGCAAGCAATGATTTTAAATCTACTTTTGTACCGTTATAATCAACAATCATCCCTTTAGATGAGTTTAGTTTTTTTAACACATCTGAATTATCAACCACTAAAGTTTTCATTGATGGTGGCAGCTTATCCCAGACACCCATGTCTTGTAGTGCTTTTTGTAGTGCAAGGCTAGTATCTGCATTCGCAATCATACTTTTTTGTTCGGGTTTTAGCTTATCCCACAACCCTAAATCTGACAACGCGTTAGCTACATGTATAGAGTCCTCGTAACTGACAATTAATTTCTTTTCGTTGAAAGTCATCTTATCCCAACGACCACTTTCAATAGTTGCAGTTGCAATTGTTTTCTTAGCATCTGTGGTTAATTTTGCTTCTTTCATGATGAATTTCAGATTATTCCAACCATCATCACTTTTAGCTAAATTGGATACGAATTCACCAACATTGTCTCTTATTTCAGAAGTTTTAGGGTCTAATACTAAGTTGTTCCATGCGGTATCTGCCATTTTTGCTCCATCGCCAATTAGCTTGCTGGCTTCGTCAGCTTTGCCCGCTTTTTCTTGTACATCACGTGTAAATTCGTCATAATCTAGTCCCATATCTTTTAATCCGCGTCGGATGTTTTTTTGAGCTACATCACTACTTACATTTAACTTATCATATAGTTGTTCTTGCGTTCGTATCAAAGCCGTTACACTAGACCGCACTGTTCCATTCTGATCTCTATCCAGTTGGTTCATTGCGTTATTGTATGCCGTTTTGTCTATTAATCCTTTATCATAAGATTCTTTGAATGCTTTCTTTTGCTTCTTCGTCTCATCTGTTGTTGCTTTTGTGACTTTACCAAGATAGTTAGCTTGTTCAGTGAGTGCTTTTGTACTTAAATTCTGTACCTCACCGTTCATCGCTTTTATCAGCTGTGTTTTCTTTTTGTTGCTTAAGCCTAAACTTTCAATTTGTTCAATCTGCATATCTTTGTAAATATTGTTAACAATTTTCGATTGTTCAGATGTCATCTTGCCAGTTTTAACCGCATGAGATTGATAAATCTTTTCTATTTCTTTATATTGCGAATCTACGTTTGCCTTTCTTTCTTCTGCTCTCTTTTCAGAATCTTTCATGGCGTTGTCTAGTAACGCTTGTACAGCAGGTGAAGCTTCATCATATGCTTTCTTGAAGTCACCCAATGCATCGTCTGTATTCTTCTTAATTTCGTCCGCCATGTTTTTGAATGCACTGACAATTTTCTCGCTGTCTGCCGTTGCTCCTGATGCCAATGTGTCTAATGCCAGTGTACCTTCCGATGCAAACTCATTAAATTTTCACATAGACTTATCTGCCCTCGCGCCAATGTCATAGGCCCACGTTTTCACACGTTCTTTACTCTC